AAGTCCATGATCAAGCATGAGAAAGCCGAAACCGGTATGGAAGCCGGTGGTATTAAGAAAAAACTACCTAATCCAGATCAGATGGGTAGCCTTGGCATGAAAAAAGGCGGCAAAGTAAAAATGAAGTCTGCTTCTTCTCGCGCTGATGGAATTGCCCAGCGTGGCAAGACTCGTGGAAAGATTGTGTAATGCCTGCTGTATCAGCTAAGCAAGAAAAGTTTATGCAGGCGGTGGCTAACAATCCAAAGTTTGCAAAAAAGGTGGGGGTTCCCCAATCTGTAGGCCGTGAATTTACCAAAAAGGAAGGTGGTCAAATGAAAGAGTCCAAGGCAATGATGAAGAAAGAAGTGTCTTTTATGAAGAAAAAAGGCGCACCTAAGTCCATGATCAAGCATGAGATGGCCGAAGCCGGTATGAAATACGGTGGTAAGGCTAAAAAAATGGCTAGTGGCGGCTTGGCTGCTGGTCATAAATCTGCTGACGGTATTGCCTCAAAAGGCAAGACTAAGGCTAAACAGGTCAAGATGATGATGGGCGGAAAGGCTTGCTGATATGAGAGCCAGTCGTGGTATGGGAGTGATTTCCCCTTCCAAGATGCCTGGAGCCAAAAGAAAGGCCCGTCGGGACAATACTGACTTTACCGAGTATGCCGAGGGTGGAAAGGTTAGCAAAGTAAATGAAGCCGGAAACTACACCAAGCCAAGAATGCGAAAGCGGCTCTTTGAAAGTATTAAGGCTGGTGGAAAAGGAGGCTCACCGGGACAATGGTCCGCCCGTAAAGCACAGTTACTGGCACAAAAGTACAAAAAAGCCGGAGGCGGATACAAGGATTAAATTCCCTGTTTACGACCGGCAAACCGACGGAAACGTATTTGATTGGCTTATTTCAACGGCAGATGACTTTAGAAAGATTAGGCAACGGGAGCGTTATCTTGAATTTAAGAAAGCCACAACAAAGTCTGAAAGCGTGGACTAGTCAGAAATGGCGAACTAAGAGTGGCAAACCATCTACGCAGGGACCGAAGGCTACGGGGGAAAGATATCTCCCTTCCGCCGCCATCAAAGCGTTATCCCCGCAAGAATACGCTGCCACCACTAGAGCCAAACGAGCCGGAAAAGCCGCAGGAAAGCAGTTTGTGGCTCAACCCAAAGGTGTGGCTAAGAAAACTGCGGGGTACAGATAATGGCAACTAGCGGCACCGTTGCTTTTAATTTAGATTTAAACAGCCTTGTTGAAGAGGCTTTTGAACGTTGTGGGCAAGAGTTACGCTCGGGTTATGATATGCGTACTGCTCGTCGTTCTCTTAACTTATTAACGATTGAGTGGGCTAATCGGGGTATCAACCTATGGACCATTGAGCAGGGTGTTATCCCTATGGTTCAGGCTCAGATTTGCTATGCGCTGCCCACAGACACCATTGATTTGATGGACATGGTGATACGTACCCAAACGGGTATTGATCAGACCGACATCAATATCAACCGGATCTCGTCTTCAACCTACGCCACAATCCCCAACAAAAATGCCCAAGGGCGTCCTATTCAGGTCTGGATTGACCGGCAGACGGGGGCTTCAAACCCCACCAGCATTACGCTGGCAAGCACGATTACTTCATCTTCTAACACGGTTTCTTTGAGTTCTACAGTTGGTTTGAACTACGTAGGCTTTATCACGATTGGCTCTGAGACCATCGGGTACAACGAGATTTCCAACAATACCCTGCAGAATTGTGTGCGGGGCGTGAATAATACAACGGCTGCTGGGCATACGGCGGGTGACGCGGTATCGGTAATTAACCTGCCAAATATTAACGTTTGGCCCAGCCCAGATCAGTCTAACTTTTATACGTTCGTGTACTGGCGCTTGCGTCGCTTGCAGGATGCAGGAAATGGTGTGCAAACTGAAGATATTCCGTTTCGCATGTTGCCCTGTCTGGTGGCTGGGTTGGCGTACTACATCGCCATGAAGATCCCGGAAGGTGCGCCACGGCTAGATATGTTAAAAGCGTCTTATGAGGAACAATGGGCGTTGGGATCAAGTGAAGATCGGGAAAAGGCTTCCTTGCGGCTGGCCCCACGGCAGTATTTTTATTAACGGGTGAACTATGGCTGGTCCAAAGTTTGCTTCTGGCAAAAAGGCGATAGCGGAATGCGACAGATGCGGATTTCGTTACAAATTGAAAGAATTGAAAAAACTCGTCATCAAGACGAAGAACATCAATTTGCTCGTTTGCCCGTCATGCTGGGAGCCGGATCAGCCGCAGTTGCAGTTGGGTATGTATCCGGTGGACGATCCACAGGCTTTGAGGAACCCACGCAAAGATACAACGTATATACAGGCTGGATATACAGGGCTACAAGTAGTAAGTGGTACAGGATACGGGACAATTGAGTTGGGGACGGGGGGACCGTCCGGTGGCAGTAGAGATATTCAGTGGGGGTGGAATCCGGTTGGGCTTTATAACCCACTGCTTTTGCCAATACCAAACAATTTGATTTCGGTTGGTCAAATAGGAACAGTAACAGTATCAATCACTTAGGAGTAGAAAATGGACGCAAAAAAAGCAGTGCACAAACACGAAGAAGAAATGCATCCCGGCAAAGCCAAAACTAAATTTGCTAAGGGTGGCAAGACAAACCTCAATATGAAAAAATATGGGCGTGGTATGGCTAAAGTCATTAACCAGCGTTCTTCTTCAAGGGGTAGATAATGGCTAAGTACAGTATGAAGGTTAAGGGTAAAGAGATTGGCCCTGCTGAGGTCTATGCTCCTCCTCACACGATGGAAGGTAAGGACACTAATGCCCAAACCTACTCCAACTACGAGACCGGCGCCGAAGTAATGACTAAGATGAATTTTTCTGTAGGCGGGATTAGTAAAGGCAACTATGCTCCTATCAATCCTTATGGGGTTGGCGAGATGCGGGGGTACGGTGCTGCTACTAAAGGCCGCAAGATTAGCGGGAAAATGGGATGAATTACAGCACTCTGTTCGATACGATTCAGGGATACGTTGAAAATGACTTTCCAACCACGACGGTAAATTCATCGTCGGGTTCGGGCACGACCACGTTTACCTCTAAAGAACAGATTGATACCTTCATCCAAGAGGCCGAACAGCGTATATACAACTCGGTTCAAATTCTTGCACTGCGAAAAAATGTTACTGGACAGACTACACAAGATAATAAATACCTCTCTACTCCGTCAGATTGGCTGGCTAATTTTTCCCTAGCCGTCATTGACCCGATCACGGGTGGGTATGAGTATCTGTTGAATAAGGATGTTAACTACATCCGTGAGGCGTTCCCGTTCCCAGCAACAACTGGCAAGCCTACTCATTATGCTTACTTTGATGAAAACTCCTACATTCTTGGACCTACTCCAGATGCAGCATACACAATGGAGTTGCATTACTTTTATCTGCCTACGTCAATAGTTACTGCAGGTACGTCTTGGCTAGGCGATAATTTTGATTCAGTCCTTCTTTACGGTTCACTTCTTGAAGCCTATACGTTCATGAAGGGTGAGGTGGATGTGATTCAGAATTACACCGCCCGTTACAATGAAGCCTTGGCGATGCTCAAACAGTTGTCTGAGGGCAAGAATCGTCAAGATATGTATAGAAGCAGACAAGCGAGGTATCCAGTCTCATGAGCAATCCAAGCGAAGTAGCGTTCCTTTTAGGTGGTGCGATCCGTGTGGAGACTACGCAGGGGCGTGGGTTTTCGGCTGACGAGTTGGCTGATCGTGCGCTGGATAAGATTATTGCAGTTGGTGGCAATTCACACCCCGCCATCACTGAACAGGCAAGAGCATTTCGGGAAAACATCAGGAACGTTCTGGTGTTTTACATGAATGAAGCCATGCGTTCACAACGAGTGACGTTGGCTGCGAAGTTCAGGAAAGCAGGACATCCTGAGTTAATTAAACTTTTAGACGAATAGCGTGGACGGACATACTTGCACAGTTTGCAAAGAGTTTAAACCGCTCGATGCGTTTACTATCCGGCGCACTCATAGGTCCGGTAGACCTGTGTCTGTGTGTACGCCATGCAAAGTCCAGTACAACAAAAAAAGAAGACTTGAAGTACCAGATGTAGTAAAAGATATTGAAAGACGTAGTAAATTTAAGAACCAGTACGGAATTACACTAGATGACTACTATGGCATGTTAGATCGTCAAGGAAACGGTTGTGGCATATGTAAGGCATCGAGTCCGGGTGGTAGAACCAAATTTTTTGCTGTGGACCACTGTCACACAACAGGAAAGGTGCGGGGACTGCTCTGCACAAAATGTAATAGGGGTCTGGGGTTGTTTAACGACAACACAGACAAATTGTTAAACGCTGTAAATTATTTAAAAGGAGCCTAACGTGGCTATAACCCAAAGTATGTGCACTTCCTTCAAGGGCGAGTTAATGCTCGGCTGTCACGATTTTCGTAACACCGGTGGCGATACCTTTAAGATTGCACTTTATCTAAGCACGGCTGACATTGATGCAAATACCACTGCGTATACAGCAACCAACGAAGCCTCTGGTACTAACTACACGGCTGGTGGTGTTTCTTTGACCAACACCGGTGTAAACGTTACCAACACCAACGCCAATACGGGTACGGGCTTTACCGATTTCTCGGATGCCACGTTTACCAACGTGAACGTAACGGCTCGTGGTGCTCTGATTTATAACAGCACTCCTTCGGCAAACGGTGTTGCTAATACGGCCTTGACAAATGCTGCGGTGTGCGTGTTGGACTTCGGTTCGGACAAGACTGCTACGGACGGTGACTTCGTGGTGATCTTCCCGACCAACGATGCATCCAACGCTATAATCCGTATTGCTTAATTTAACTAACTCCTAGAGGACGGTCATGGCTGGCTGGAGCATAGGTCCTTATGGAGAAGGTGAATGGGGCGTTGGTAATCCCAACGCCCTAGTTGATGTTACGGGTGTTCAAGCCACCGGTCAGACAGGCAATGAAATTGTTCAAGCCGGTGGTAGTGTCGTTGTTAACGGCACAAACGTTCGAGGTAATGTATTTGTAGACCCCGTTGGGATTAATGCGGGTAGTGCTGTTCAGCCAGCCGGTGAGCAGGCCGTTATTGCGATTGGTCTTGAGATCATAGTAGCCAAGGCCAACGTATCCGTTACTGGGGTTCAAGCGGTAGGACAAGTAGGAACTGCGGCAACTCAAGCAATTTATTCGGTTGTTGTTACAGGGGTTCAGGGTTTAGGACAGGTTGGCATTGCGTCAGTAACGGGTGATGCAAACGTTGAAGAAACTGGAGTACAAGCACAAGCCCTTCTTGGCACCGTAACCCAAAGAACAGTTAATTTTGTACAAGTAACCGGGCTTCAGGCGCTTGGTCAAACCGGCACAGTCGAGGTTGATGGGTTAGCGAATGTTTACCCGATTGGGGTTGTTGGCACCGGGCAACTTGGAGAAGAAGAAGTTCAGGCTGCTGCCAGCGTAGATGTCACAGGGGTTCAAGGCAGCGGGCTTTTAAATAGTGTAGGAGTATCCGCTAAAGGTTCGGTTCAGCCAGCAGGTGTTCAAGCCGTTGGCGAACTTGGGGTTGAGATCATATCCGCTAGTGGTAGTGTTGTTTTAACGGGTGTATTTGGCACTGGGCAACTTGGCGAGGAAGAAGTTCAGGGTGATGCCCTTGTTAACGTCACGGGGGTCGAGGCTGAAGGGTTCCTTGGCACTGTAGATACCGCTGCCAAAGCGGTAGTGAATGTTACGGGCGTTGTCGGTACAATATTTGAAGGTGAAACGGACGAGAGCGGCAAAGCCTTCGTCACGGTCACAGGGGTACAAGCAGTAGGACGAGTTTCTAGACCTTTGGTGTGGGGCTTAATTGATACAAGTCAGACACCAAATTGGCTTCCAATCGCAGCGTAAAGGAGTAAATCGTGCCGAGCACATATTCAAACTTAAAAGTTCAACTCATGGCGACCGGGGAAAATACCGGTACATGGGGTAATGTAACCAATGACAACCTTGGGGTTGCACTAGAACAAGCCATCGTCGAGACGGCTACTATTACTTTTGCCAGCGCCAACGTCACTCTAACTCTGACAGATACAAACGCCAGACAAAACGCTCGGGCGTTGCGTTTAAACCTCACGGGGACCACGGGCGGTGCAAGGGATCTAATCGTCCCCGCTATCCAAAAGCCTTACCTAGTCAATAACGGCACGGCTGACACCATCACGGTTAAAGTCTCCGGTCAGACAGGTGTAGCAGTCCCGGCTGGCAAATCGATGCTTCTCTACAACAACGGCACGGATGTTGGTCTGGCATTTAACCGGGTTGTGGCTGATGTTGTAGGCGGAAATATATCCGGCAACGGTGCCGGAATTACGGCAATGAACGCCTCTGAAATCACAACCGGTTCGCTGGCAAATGCTAGAACTTCGGCGTCGTCTTCAAATGGTGCTTCGACAATCGTTGCTAGAGATGCTTCTGGAAACTTTGCTGGAAATGTAATTACAAGCGTTAATTCAAACGCTAGTGTGGCGTTCAACTTAACAAATTGGACGATTACTCAAAACAGCACAACTCTAAGTTTTAGATACAATGGAACACCAAGACTTTCGATTGATACAAACGGAAACGTTACTGCATCTAATAACGTAACCGCTTTTGGTACACCCATTTAAGTTAGGATAAAATATGCCAATTCCAGCAAGTGGCGCAATTTCTCTGCAAACAGTAGCCACGGAGTTTGGTGGGTCCACACCACATTCATTAAGTGAATACTATGCTGGTGGAGGATTAGTACCAGCAGGTACTAGCGGAACTCACGGCGCTGTTCCTTCTAGTGGAGCCATTAGCCTTAGAAATTTTTACGGCACTAGTAATACTGTATACATGACTGCTACTGGAGGCACAGAAACTACAAGTGGTAGTTATAAAATACATACATTTACTGGTAACGGAACGTTTACTGTTACTAATGCGGGATTTGGGTACCCAGAGGCCGGAACCGTTGAATATTTAGTTGTTGCTGGTGGCGGTGGTGGTTGGCCTACCGCTCTAGGTAATGGCGCAGGTGGCGCTGGTGGGTATCGAACTTCTACCGGGTTTCCTGTAACCGCAACTGGGTATCCAATTACAGTGGGCGGTGGAGGTGGTTCAACAAGTCCCGGTTCTAATTCTTCTTTTTCTTCCATAACTTCGAACGGCGGTGGTCGTGGCAGTCGGGGGGGTGGTGAAACAGGAGAGCCGGGAAGAGGTGGACCGGGCGGTTCCGGAGGTGGCGGAGGTGGAAATTTTGGTCCGTTTGCAAATGTGGGTGGATCAGGTACTCCCGGACAAGGAAATCCCGGCGGTACTGGACAACTTGCGGAGACTGAGCCATGGACATATTACGGCGGAGGCGGTGGCGGCGCAGGTGGGACTGGAGGAACTTTAACCGCCGGTGCGGGTTCTTTTTCGTCTATAAGCGGGTCACCAGTTCAGTATTCTAGAGGCGGGCAGGGTCAGTTTGGTGGTGAACCAACGTCTCCGGGGGGCACAATAGGTGCAGGTGGCGGTGGAAAGGCACAATCAGGCAGTGGTGGAACTGTAATCATTCGCTATAGATATCAAGCATAGGTGAAAAATGGCACATTTTGCAAAACTTAACGAAAATAATATCGTTATACAAGTAAATGTTGTTGATAACAACGACATTCTTAACCTTCCTTTCCCTGCAAGCGAAGCAGTTGGTATTCAATTTTTGATTACGTGGTCTGGAGGTTATACTAATTGGAAACAAACGTCGTATAACGATAACTTTAGGCGTAGATATGCACGTATAGGCGATACATATGACTCGCAACGGGACGCATTCATCCCTCCGAAACCCTACGCTTCTTGGGTATTAAATGAAACAACTTGTGAGTGGGAGGCGCCTGTTCCATACCCTGTAGACCAACAAAATAGACTTTATAATTGGAACGAAGAAACCCAAAGTTGGATTCTTTGGCAACCGCCAACATAATAATTAAATAAACAGTTAAGGAGAAGATACGTGTTTAAAACACCATTTTGGTATTGGACAAAAGCAGTTAGTGATGAGTTTTGTGAGCATGTAGTCAATTCACAAAACTGGGCAGAGGCTACAAAAGGCACTGTTTCTTTAAATAGCGAAGACGGGACTTATGGAGAAAACAAAAAACTTAGAAATACAGACGTTTTATTTGTAGATCCTTTTAGCCCAGTTGGATGCGTACTTCAAACACATGTGGCTTTAGCAAATTCACAGGCTGGCTGGAATTTTGCACTTGATAATATGCAAGATGTTCAACTTGGAAAGTATTCAGAGGGTTCATTTTACGACTGGCATTCTGATAATAGTAGACCGGATGAAAAAAATTGTGTTAGAAAAGTATCGGCAGTTCTGCTGTTAAGTGATCCAAAATCACATGAGGGCGGTCAGTTTGAAATCGATGGCGTAGAAATGCCCTATCAACTGACTTGCGGTAGCCTTATTGTGTTCCCATCACTTACTAGACATCGAGTAACTAAAATTACAAAAGGTGTTCGGTATTCAGCGGTGGGTTGGGTTGTAGGACCAAATTACAGATAGCATGGAACTCCTACACCAAAACAATTATGTAGTTATACCTAACTTTATAAGCGCCGCTTACGCAGAAGTTTTAGCAC